GCGCGCGGCGCCAAGGTGGTGGTCAACGACCTCGGCGGCGCCGTGGACGGCACCGGAGGGTCCGCCGGCCCGGCCGAGCGGACCGCCAAGGAGATCGAGGGCCTTGGCGGCGTGGCCGTGGCCGACAGCAACACGGTGGCGACCCCGGAGGGCGGCCAGGCGATCGTCGACACCGCCCTGGAGGCCTTCGGCCGGGTCGACATCGTCATCAACAACGCCGGCATCCTGCGCGACAAGGCGTTCCACAACCTGACCCCCGAGCTGCTCGACCCGGTCCTGGACGTCCACCTCAAGGGCGCCTTCCACGTGACCAGGCCCGCCTGGGCGCGGATGCGCGAGGCCGGCTACGGGCGGGTGCTGCTCACTGCCTCCAACGCCGGCATCCTCGGCAACTTCGGCCAGTCCAACTACGGCGCGGCCAAGATGGGGCTGGTCGGCCTGGCCCGGGTGCTCGCCCAGGAGGGCGCCCGCTACGGCATCAAGGCCAGTGTCAAGCTTTCCAGCAGGAAGGACGCCGCATGAGAGGCAAGATCATGGACGTTGGCCTGGCCCGCGTCTCCACCCTGGACCAGAACCCGGGCCTGCAACTTACCGCACTGGACCGCGCCAACTGCGATGCCATCTACGAAGAGAAGGTCTCCGGCGTCGCCAAGGCCCGGCCTGTTCGTGACCAGGTCCTGACCGAGCTCCAGCGCGGCGACACGCTCACGGTCTGGAAGCTCGACCGCCTTGGACGAAGCGCCGTCGAGCTATTGGCCATCGTCAACAACCTGGAGCAGCGCGGCATCAAGCTTCGGGTTCTGACCCAGAATATCGACACCAGCACCCCCGTCGGACGCATGTTCCTGACCCTGCTCGCCGCGTTCGCCGAATTCGAGCGCGAGCTGATGCGCGAGCGCGTCATCGCCGGCAAGCAACGCCAGCGTGAGGAAGGCCGGCCCATGGGACCGCTCGTGTTCGGCTGGACCGATGCCGATACCGTCAACGACGACCAGGCCGCGCTACTGCGCGAGGCCGCCCGCCGCATCCTGGGCGACCACGAGACCGTGTCCGGCGTCGTCGACGATTGGAACGCTCGCGATCTGCGACCAGGCAAGGCCAAGCGCTGGCGGGTGACCCACCTTCGCCGCATCCTCCTGAACGACCGCACGGCCACGATCGTGGGCCAGGACACCCACCGCGCCCTGGTCCGCCTGTTCGCCCAGCCCGACCGGCAGAAGAACGGCCGGCCCGCCGAGCATCTGCTCAGCGGCATCCTGGTCTGCGGCCGGCCCGACTGCGGACAACCGCTGTACGCCGCCACCAAGGGCGGCCGGGGCCAGCCGCCGCAGCTCGTGTACCGGTGCAAGAAGAGCACCGGCAGCGGCGGCCGCTTCGCCGGATGCGGCTCGACCGTGGTCAGCCTGGCCCGCGCCGACCGCTGGGCCGAGGAGGCATTCATCGCCACCGTCACGTCCGACGACTGGCCACCGCCCTGAACGCCCGCCGGGCCGCGCTACTCGCCAGCGACACCAGCGTCGAGCAGCTCGACGACTGGCGCGCAGAACTGGCCGACATCGAGCAGGTCGCCGGGACCCGGTTCTACGACGAGACCATGCGCCGCCGCCGTGACGAGCTGCAACGGCTCGTGCGCGAGGCAACCGGCCGGCTCATGCAAGCGCCCGACCTTCAGGCCATGCTCGACCTGCCCCGCAGCGAGGACGCACTACGGGCCGCATGGGACGGCTGGACGATCGGGGAGCGGCGCGCGTGGCTGCGGCGCCGCTACACCACGTCACGGTGAAGCCGTCGCCGGTGCACCACCGCGGGTCGGACGTCGAGGCCCGCCTCAAGCCGATCTGGGGAGTCTAAGAATTCGATAAGAACCCTTTGACAATTCGTCAACCCGGCCATGTCGGGCGGTCATGCGAGATCCGCAAGACCTCGGCTCGACCACCTGTTCGGACGGTGAGAGATACCGCTATCGGGACAATGCGGCCCTGTTGAATCGGCCAACCCGGTAGTTCGTGCCCTTGCGGATCACGAGTATGCGCGTGGCTGTACAGCCATAGTGGTTGCGGGCCTAGGTCTAGACACGCAGGTCATGCGCATCTTCGCGCATTGCCCTTACTTGCCTTCATGAGGCGCGACAGCTAAGAATGGGCGCGGTTCCCCCCAGACGAGCCCTTGCAAAGCCACCCGGACAGGGAACCGCGCCCAAGACACGCGCACGTGGTAGGGCACGTGTTCGTGTTACACCTTCGGAGGCTACTCACCTGGGGGCTAAGTGTCCAGCGGTCGATGAACAGTCATCGATTGCAGTAGCGCAGGTCAAGTAGCCATTCCGTAGGGGCGCCCGGGTGGGGAAGGCCCCGCCATGTCCAGCACGCGCGACCTCTCGATCGAGGAGGTCTGCGCCAAGATCGGCGTGTCCATCAGGACGCTCCGCACGCTGATCCAGACCGGCCAGGCACCACCCAGCTACAAGCTCAGCCGCCGCCGGCTGTTCCCCGAGGCCGAGCTGGAGCGCTGGCTCGCCGAGCAGCGGGCCGGTGCCCGGTGACCCCCGCCGAGCGGGAGCGCATCCGCATCCAGGTCGTCGACAGCCGCCGCCGGCAAGGGTTCCCCGACCACGTCACCGACCCCACCCTGCTCGCCGAGCTGGCCGCCGTGGTCGTCGGCGCCGGGGTCGAGGAGGGCGGCGCCGATGCCGTGGCCTGACAACGGCAGAGCCGGATCGCCCCGCAGCAGACGACCCGGCTCCGGCCAGTACTACACCGCGACCACACGGCACCACCTCAACGGCGGCGTTGCCATCCTACCCGATGCAGGCGACCGGCATTGCGAGCGGTGCCGGTGCCGGTGCGGCTGCCACCGGCCGCCGCCCGAGCCGCCCTACACCCCCTGGCCGTCGTCGCCCCAACCAGGCGAGCCGTTCTACATGGCCGCCGTTGCGCTCGGCGAGGTCGAGGTCGAGGAGTGGGCGGCATGAGCCCGCTCCCGCCGGAGCAGGAGGGACCCTGCAAGGACTGCGGGACCTCGACGGGGGCGCTGTACCGCTGGGCCGATGACACCTACTACTGGCAGTGCATGGGCTGCGCGGATAGCGCGGATAGCGCGAAAAGGTCTCCCGAACCCGACGACGCGGCCACGCGCGAGGGGATTTCCGCGCTTCCCGCGCTTTCCGCGCAAGAGCAAGAGCGCGACTGGCCGACGCTCGATCCCGCCGCCCACCACGGGCTGGCCGGGAAGGTCGTCGCCACCCTCGGCCCCCACACCGAGGCCGACCCGGTGGCGCTGCTGCTGTCGTTCCTGGCCGCCTTCGGCAATGCGGCCAACCCCTCGCAGGGCCACGGGCCGCGGGCACTGGTCGGCGCGACCGCCCATCCCGCTCGCCTCAACGTGCTGCTGGTCGGCGAGACGGCCCGCGCCCGCAAGGGCACCGCCCAAGCCGAAGTCAACCGCCTGATGCACGACGCCGCCCCGGAGTGGTACGCGACGCGCGTCATGGGCGGGCTCGCCTCCGGCGAAGGGCTGATCGCCGCCGTCCACGACGACGACCCGCTGGCCGACAAGCGGCTGCTGGCGGTCGAGAGCGAGTTCGCGCGGGTCCTGGCGGTCGCCGCCCGCGAGGGCAACACCCTGTCGGCAGTGCTACGCCAGGCATGGGACACCGGCGACCTGCGGACGATGACCCGCAAGGACCCGCTGTGCGCCAGCGGCGCCCACATCTCCATCGTCGGCCACATCACCGCGGCGGAGCTGCTGCGCCGCCTCGGGGACACCGAGATCGCCAACGGGTTCGCCAACAGGTTCTTGTTCGCGCTGGTCCGACGTTCCCGCAAGCTCCCCGAAGGTGGCCAGCTCGACCCGGCTGCCCTGGACGACCTGACCGGCAAGGTGAAGGCGACGCTGGGCAAGGCCCAACAGGTCGGCGTGCTGCGCCGCACGGAGGAGGCGCGGGAGCTGTGGGCTAAGACCTACGACGGGTTCGGCGACGGCGAGTCCGGCTTGGCCGGCGCGCTCACCGCCCGCCCGGAGGCGCAGACGCTCCGCCTGTCGGTCGTCTACGCGCTGCTGGATGGGTCGCAGGTCATCCGCCCCGAGCACATCCGGGCGGCACTGGCGGTATGGGAGTACTGCGAGGCCAGTGCCTACTACGTGTTCGGCAACGCCCTGGGCGACCCGGTCGCCGACCAGCTCCTCGCCGCCGTCGCCGCCGCCGGGGAGACCGGCCTGGACGGCGAGGAGCAGCGCGCCGTGTTCTCCCGCCACGTGAGCGCGAACCGGCTCGCGCAGGCCCGCTCCCTCCTGGAGCGCAGAGGGTTCGTCACCACCGAATCCGAGCAGACCGGCGGCCGGCCGCGGCTGGTCACCCGAATCAGGAGGTAGCCATGCGCGTTGCCCGTTGCGACTACTGCGGGACCCTGTTCCCGCTCAACCAGGTGGTGCTGCACTGGGCCCACGTCGAGACCCTGGCCGATGGCGAGTCCGAGCGTTGCACCACGGGCATCTACTGCTCTGAGCCGTGCGGCGAGTGGTCGGCATCCCGGGCCGGTGCTTCCCGATGATGAGCGACCAGCCCCCCGACCGCATGCCAGAGGATGAGTTCTACATCCTCTGCCATTGGACGGTGCAGACCGTCGCCGAGAGCATGCGGATCACCGAGGATGAAGCGCGGGAGCTGCTGGGCGCCGCCAACGAACAGGGCCGCCTCCGCATCCTCGGCAATCGCTGGTTCGCCGGCGTCGAGTGCGACGGCCGCTGGATCTTCGTGGAGGGCCGCCGCCAGCTCGCCGAGGCCGCCCACGAGTGGCAGACCCTTCGCGCCATGCAGCGCCAGTTCGAAGACTAGTGCGCCCCACGGTGTATCGCCCCGCGTAGTACCCTGCTCTGCAAACCCGCAGAGCGCGGGCGCCGCGACCGACAAGGAGCCGCCGCCGTGGCCCTACTGGACGACCTACGCCAGCGACGGGCGGACGCCCGCACCGCCGCCGACGCCATCCTCACCAGGGCCGCGGAGGAGCAGCGCGACCTGGCCGCCGACGAGCTACGCGACTACCAGGCCCGCGTCGTCGACCAGCGCGAGGCCGACGACGCCATCGAGGCCGAGCACGAGCGGCTGCTGGCCGAGGCCCGCGCCGCCCAGCGGGCCGGCCGCGGCCCGACCCTGAGCCGCCAAGCGCTGGACACCGCCCGCGCGTTCCGGTCGGCGATCTTCGCCAAGAACCCCGCCCCCATCGAGGTCTACTCCGACCTGCCCGACGAGTGGCCCGACGACCTGCCCGAGCCCGTCCAGGGTCGCGTGGGCCGCGTCCAGGTCCACACCCGCGACACCCTCAAGTCGACGGCGACGCAGGCCATGGGCGTCGACGTGTACTCGCGGATCGTCCAGCACCTCGTGGAGACGAGCAGCATCATGGCCGCCGGCGCCACCGTGATCACCACGGCCACCGGCGAGGACTTGATCGTCCCCAAGTCGACGGGGTTCGTCAGCTCGGCGATCATCGGCGAGGGCGCCTCCATCACCGAGTCGGACCCCACCCTGGCGACCGTGACGCTCAAGGCGTTCAAGTACGCCAACTACTTCGAGATCAGCCAAGAGCTGGCAACGGATACGCCGACCAACCTGATCGACTTCCTCGCCCGCCAGGCCGCCCTGAGCCTGGGCCTGGGCACCACCGGGTACGGCGACGACCTGATCAACGGCGTGGGCACCACCGAGCCGCGCGGGTTGCTGCTGGACGCCGCCACCGGCGTGACCGGCCCGGCCGGCACCGGCACGAGCCTGGGCACGCAGGGCACCGCCAACCAGGGCACCGACGCGCTGTGGAACCTGATCGGCAGCGTGGCCGAGCCCTACGCCGCGGCGCCGTCGGCGGCGTTCCTGCTCCGCAACGCCAGCGACATCATCGTCCGGAAGCTTCGAGACACCACCGGGCAGCCGGTCGCCGGCCTCGGCACCCGCGGGTCGATCCTCGGCTACCCGTCCTACCTCGATCCGTTTATGCCGGCCATGGCCAACACCGCCGAGTCGATCGCCTTCGGCGACATGTCCCGCTACTTCGTGCGGCTGGTCAACGGTGTCAGGTTCGAGCGGTCGGACGAGTTCCGCTTTCAGAATGACCTGGTCGCGTTCCGGTGCATCCTCCGGCTCGACGGCGCCCTGATCGACACCGGCGCCGTCAAGACCTTCGTGAACACCACCTGAGCCATGCCTTGGCGCTGGCCCTGGACGCCTCGCACCCAAGATCGGGCGCTGTTCAACATCGGCGACATCCCGCCAGTACAGAGCTGGGCCGGCGTCCAGGTCACGCCCGACCGGGCCCTTCGCCTGTCGACGGTCTGGGGCTGCGTGCGGCTGCTGGCCGACTCGGTGAGCACCCTGCCGCTGCAGGTGTTTCGCGACGACGAGCGCGACCCGCTGCCCACCCCGCGGCTGCTGCAGCGCCCCTCGGCGGACCATCCCGAGCTGGCCGACTGGCTGTGGGCGGTCGTGGGCTGCCTGCTCACCCGCGGCAACGCCTGGGGCATGATCTCCGACCGGGCCGGCGCTGGGCTGCTGCCCGCCCAGGTCGACCTGCTCGACCCCGACCGGGTGGGCGTGCAGGAGGGCCGCGACGCGCCGCCGGTCATCCGCGTCGACGGTGCCGAGGTCGACCGCGCCGAGCTGTGGCACGTCAAGGCGTACCCGGTCGCCGGCTCGATCCTCGGCATGTCGCCGATCGCCTACGCCCGCGAAAGCATCGGGCTTGGCCTGGCCGCGGAGAAGTTCGGCGCGCAGTTCTTCGGGGAGGGCGCCGTCCCCTCCGGCGTCATCGAGTCCGACCAGCGGCTCGACCGCACCGCCGCCGAGACCCTGGTGGCCACGTGGATGATCCGCCACCAGGGCCGCCACAAGCCCGCCGTGCTCGGCGGCGCGAAGTACCGCAACATCACCATCGCGCCCGAGGAGGCGCAGTTCGTCGAGACCCAACGGTTCAACGTCTCGACCATCTGCCGGTTCTTCGGCGTGCCGCCGGTGATGATGGGCGGCGAGACCGGTGGCCACGAGGACTACAGCTCGCCGGAGATGCGCGCCACCGAGCTGCTCCAGTTCACCCTGGCGCCGTGGCTGCGCCGCGTCGAGCGTGCCGTCTCCGCGCTGCTGCCACGCTCCCAGCGCGCCAAGTTCAACGCCGGTGCCCTGCTGCGCCCGACCCTGCGCGAACGCTATGAGGCGCACCGCCTCGGCATCGAGGCCGGCTGGCTGCTGCGCTCAGAGGTGCGGGAGATCGAGGACCGCCCGCCGATCCCGGGCATCGACAATCAGCCGCCACCCGCACCGGGAGCTGTCGCATGACCGTACTCGAACGCTCCTACACGTCCACCCTGGCCGTCCGGGACGGCGGCGACGGCCGCGTGCTGTTCGGCGCCCTGCTTCCCTGGGGCACCGAGGCCCAGGTGCTCGACCGCGGTCGGCTGGTCGTCGAGCAGTTCCAGCGTGGCGCCCTGGCGGACGTCGACCCCGCCAGGGTCCCACTCACCGCCCGCCACCCACGCGATGCCGAGACGCTCCCGATCGGCCGCACGGTCGAGCTGGAGGACCGCGCCGACGCCGCCTGGGGCGCCTGGCGGGTGAGCAAGACCGCGCTTGGCGACGAGGTGCTGGAGCTGGCCAGAGACGGCGTCCCGCTGGGCTTGAGCGTCGGCTTCGTCGAGGTCCCCGGCGGGTCGCGCTGGTCGGCCGACCGCAAGCGCGTCACTCGCACCCGCGCCCAGCTCGACCACGTCGCCATCGTCCGGGTTCCCGCCTACCTCGGCGCCGAGGTGGTCGGGGTACGGGCCGGGGGCAGGCCGGCGGTCGGGGTCCCGCTGGCCACCCTGGCCCGGCGCTGGCGGTAGCCGTGGCCGGGTCGGTTCGCAACCATCGGCGCTGGCGGCCCGGTCCTGAGCGGCGCCTACGCTGCATCGCCTGCCATCGCACCATCCCGTTCGGCGAGCGGTGCGAGGGCTGCAAGCAGGAGCTACGCCAGCGCCAGCGCCGCAAGCCCAGGTGACCCATGCCACGCACCGGCAAGGGCGGACCCACCGGCCGGCCTTGGCGCCGCGTCCGGGCCGCGGTGCTCGCCGCCTCCGACGTCTGCTACCTCTGCGGGCACCCGGGGTCGGGCGCCGTCGACCACGTCATCAGCCGCAAGCAGCGGCCCGACCTGGCGCTGGACCCCGCCAACCTGCGCCCCGTCCACGGCAGCCTGAGCCGCTGCCCGTGGTGCCGCCAAGCCTGCAACGAGCGCAAGGGCGACCGCCCCGGCCTGCCGCGAGACGATCGACCACGGCAGTCTCGGCGATGGTGACCGCGTTCCCCCGTCAGCGACGGCCGGGCGACCCCGCCGCCCCGTTCCGGTGTGTGTCCGGCATGACCCGCCTGGCGTGCCCGCCGCTGTTCGCGACCCCGCGCGACCCGGGCCGCAAGACGCTCGGTGGGGCCGTCGCCAAGGTCGCCAAGGCGCTGGGCACCCCGCTGATGCCGTGGCAGCGGCACGTCGCCGACGTGGCGCTGGAGCTCGACCCCTCCACCGGCCGGCTGGCCTATGGCGAGGTCGACCTGACGGTCCCGCGCCAGCAGGGCAAGACGACGCTGGAGCTGGCCGCAATGGTCCACCGGTGTAGGACCTGGGCGCGGTCGCGGGTGCTGTACTCGGCGCAGGACCGCATCCATGCCCGCAAGAAGTGGGAGGACGAGCACGTCGCCACCCTGGAGCGCTCCCCGTTCGCGGAGGAGTTCGGCGTGCGCTACCAGCGCGGCGACGAGGCGATCAGGTGGCACAACGGCTCGCACCACGGGATCACCGCGCCCGGGGAGAAGGCCGGCCACTCCGACGTGCTCGATATGGCCGTGGCCGACGAGGCGTGGGCGCTCGAGGACTCCCGGCTTGAGCAAGGGCTGTCGCCGACGATGATCACGCGGCCCCAGCCGCAACTGTGGGTCGTGTCGACCGCCGGGACCTACCGGTCGGCGTACCTGCGCGGCAAGGTCGAGCGCGGCCGGGCTGGCGTCGCTGGTGGCCGATCGGCCACGTCAGTCGCCTACTTCGAGTGGGCGGCCCGGGACGGTGCCGACCCGGCCGACCCGGCGACGTGGCGGTCGTGCATGCCGGCGCTGGGCCGCACCATCACCGAGGCCCGGATCCGCGCCGAGTTCGAGCGGCTGGACCTGGCGGACTTCTGCAGGGCGTACCTGAACCTGTGGCCAGGGTCGATCCCGGCCGACTGGCTCGTCATCGCCGAGCAGGCATGGCGTGCCCTGGCCGACCCGGGCAGCGAGGCCGTCGACCCGGTGGCGTTCGCCGCCGACGTGACCCCGGAGCGCTCCCACGCCGCGATCGCGGTCGCCGGGCGCCGCGGCGACGGGCTGGGGCACGGCGAGGTGGTCGACCACCGGCCCGGCACCGGCTGGGTCGTCGGCCGCCTGGTCGAGCTGGTCGGCCGCTGGCACCCGTGCGCCGTGGTCGTTGACCCGACCGGGCCGGCCGGGTCGCTGCTGGCACCGTTGGAGGCCGCCGGCGTCGAGGTGGTCCGGCCCAGCGCCCGGGAGATGGCCCAGGCCGCCGGCGACCTGTTCGACGCGGTGGCGCAGGGCACCCTGCGGGTCGTGCCGCGGCCGGCGCTTGACGCGGCCGTGGCGGGCGCGCAGCAGCGCCCCCTGGGCGACTCGTGGGCGTGGGCGCGCAAGGGGCTGAGCGTCGATATCTGCCCGCTGGTGGCGCTCACCCTGGCCCGCTGGGGCTGGGCGACCCGGGCGCACACCTACAGCCGCGGGCCCAGCATCTACGTGTTCGACTGAGGCCGGCGACCGCGGGCCGAGCATCTACGTCTAGAGCTACTTGTCGGCGACCTGAGCCGGCCAGCGGCGCAGGCGCTTGAGCTGACCGCTGGTGCGGACGCGGTACACGGCTAGGGTCCGGATGCTGTTGGCTAGCACCACGTACCGCTTGCCCTGCCAGTGAGTGATCGCTGATCCCGTTCCGGGCTGGTCGAGCACCACGCCGTCGCGGGCGCCTGTGCGGAAGTAGGCGGCCATGGCGCGGCGCACGAGGTCGTCCATCTCCAGTGGGTTCTCATCCCGCAGGCGCTGAGTGTCGCGTCGCCGGGCTAGCTCGTCCATCGCTCTCCTATCCCGAGAAGATGAGCTTGACGAGCTGAGCTTACCGTAACCGTAGATCTACGTCTGAGGCGGCTCCGGCGGCCGTTCCCGCTCGGCCATCTGCTCGGCCAGCCGGCGGGCCAGGTTCCGGCTCCGCAAGCCCAGCGACCCCTGGTGCTCGACCACCAGGTGGATGACCGCCCTTGCCAGGTCGCCGTGCCCGCGGTCGAGCGCGTCGCGGGCCAGCGCCAACAACGCGATCAAGTCGGGCAAGTTCGCGGGGGTCTGCGGCGGAAGCTGGGCGCCGCAGTTCGGGCACGTCGCCATCGGGCTACTGGTCGAGGCTCGACAGGGACCGAAGCTTGCGAACGATGAACGCCAGCATCGAGGCGATGATGCAGACCAAGGCCGTGCACGAGGCGATCCCGGCCAGGGCGAGCGCGAGCTGGCCCGCCACCAGGATGAATCCTTCCATCGGTTCCCCTTCCCCGTAGGCGGGGAGCGGCCCGACCTGCCCGCCGGGCCGCTCCCCGAGCCGTTACCGGACCTTCCCCATCAGGCGGCTGCCTGCGACCCGGGAACGACGAGTTCGGCGGCGACGGGCGCGTTCTCGCAGCGGCGAAGCTGCCGCGGCGAGTGCAGCGCCACGCGCCGATGGCATGCCCAGCAACGGCTGAGCAGCCGGTACCGAAGCTGAAGCCACATAGCGGGCTCCTTCGGTTGGCGGGCGCCGAACAGGCCGCGGGTTTGTGCTTCCCCAGGGCGACCTGAACGGCGCCCGGTTTTAGGGACAAGTGGACCTAAAGGGCATCACCCCTTTTCTCTGGCGCAATGGCCGAACCGGCCGCACTTTCAGAGCTAGTAGTGAACACCTAGTGGTATCGAGCGTCAAGGCTCAGTATTAAACGTGTGCAAGCGTTAAGATGAGTACAGGCCGCAGCATCTAGAATCAGGGAGTGGAAGAGCTGCTGACGGCCCAAGAGCTAGCCCGCCTGCTCAAGGTGTCGGTGCACACCCTCCGGGCGTGGAGACGCGAGGGCGTGGGGCCACCCTGGATCAAGGTCGGCCGCGCCATCCGCTACCGGCGCTCCGACGTGGAGCGTTGGCTGGAGCAGCAGGCTAAAGACCAGGAGTAGCCCAGGCCGGTGGCCTAGTCCCCTGCTGGAAAGCTTGACTGGCATCAAGGCCAACGTGCTGGCCCCGATCGCCAGGACCCGCATGACCGAGGAGCTGCTCGGCCCGCTGGCGCCGAAGCTCGACCCGCGGCTGGTGGCGCCCGTCGCCGCCT